AACGCAGTTTTATCTTTATTATCCATATCTTTCTCAAGAATATTTAAAATCATTTGAGCATTTTTACATCCTTGAGTAGCACTTGTTACATCTAAATTAAATATTGTTGCTAATTCCTTAGCAGTTCGCGGATAATTATTAATTCTGCATGAAATATAAATAGAAGCAGCAATTAATCCATCTTTATTATCTCCTCTAAATGTTTGTTCATATTCGCATACTTTCTTATGATAACGAATAGCATCATCAATTATTTTTTTAGATATTCCAGCATTATTAGCAAAAATGGTAATTCTTTGAAATTCATCATATTGAGCTTTTTCTTTATATGGCATTGATTGCCATTCAGTATATCGTCTGATTTTTCTCATTTCATATGAAGATTTACCAATACATAAAACTTTACAACCAAATGATGATTCTTCTAATAGAGGATTTATAGGAATTCCACATCTAGTAGGATCTGTATTTTGATTATCATCCACTCCATAATATCTCCATTCTGGAGAATGGTCTAACATATCTTTATATATAATTCCACATTTATTATTAGTACATGTAAGAAATCCTTCGTCTGAAAATGCTAAAGAAAACTGACATCGTTCACACTTTTCTCTATCTCCAATAGTTCTATATAGACATTCCAATGGTTCTTTTGGTTTATTTGGGTTAATAACTTCTAATTCAAATATATTCCAAAGTTTTGCTTTTTCTTGTAAAGTTATTAAACTATTGTCTTTATTCTTTTTACTTCTTTCGTTATTCATTATTAGATTTAATTTTATTTTTTATTTTAAAATCAATTTTATTTTATTTTATTTTTTAGGTTTATTACAAAAAATACTTTTTTAAATATATAATATATGGGAAATCAAACATCAATCAATAATATTAATAAAGAACAAAATGAACAATTAAAACCAAAATCAGTATCTCAAATTTTAGACTATTTAGCAACATATTATATTCTCACAATGGATTTTAAAAGCTTAAGAAAACTATACGATAAGGAATATTGTGATAAATTAGTTATACTAACAACTGATATAATTCAAAGATACTTTACTGAATTGGAAATTACATATTTATCTAAACGAATTAAAAATGGGATTGAAGTTAATGAGATTGATAAAGATAAAGTTATATTTTTAAATAGAGATAAACTTAATGAACTTGATATTCAAAATTCCATTAAAAAAAAGCGTTTATGTATTTCTATATCTAAATTCTATATTAAAATTGCTCATATTTTTGCTGTAATTGTAACAACAATAAATCCTATTTATGTGTATAAAGATGCGGAAGGAAATACCGTAAGGGCATCATTATATGAAAAAGGCATGATTCCTAAAAATACTCCAAGATATATTTATAATCTAAATATTTGTAATAAACGTATAAATTCTTTACAAAACAATGAGACCTTACAACCTGATGCTGATGGTAATATTACTATTGGACCTAAAGTATGTAATATGAATATAGGCGATGATGGAGAACTAGAAAATTTAGATGATGAACCAGGCATTCCAGAGTTAGAAGAATTATATTATGACGATAATTATGATTTTAAGACAGGAAAATTTACTGGAATGACTGAAAATACAAGAAAAGCTTATCTAACTGATTTACACATATTTTATAAAGTTTTTACTGGAAATACAGGTTCATTGCCTACAGAAATAAAAAGATTTGGTGATATTCAATTAAGAGATTACCATAAAATGGATAAATGTAATGGAGAAGATCCATTATTTCAAAAAAAAGTTAAAGGACCATTAACTAACAAATTATTTAATGATTATGCTGAAAATTTAAAGAAAATGATTCAAACTACAAATAAAAATCAGCAGTCATTGTTAACAATTATTAATCAGATTTTTGTTTATATAATAGATCCACAAAGTGGTAAAAAACAAATTCGTATAAATCCATCATTAACAGAAAAAAGGTTACAAGAAATAGTGATTGAAACTAGAGCATTAATAATTAATTTATACTTAAATTGTGAAATGAATTATGTTAATGGATTAAAAATGTATGAAGCAATTGTAGAAGAAAAAATATTAGAAACTGCTCAAAATCAGATAAAAAAATTACAAAGTATATCTGATGAATTGTCAATGAATGATAAAATTCCAGAACCTGCAGAAATTCAACAAATAAAGCAGAATGCTGATGAAAAAATTTCAGAAAAGAAGGAGCTAATTGAAAAACAAATAGAAGATGTAAAGAATGATGAAAAAATAATAAATCAAGAACCAAGTGTGGTATTACAAAATGATATAACAAAGTAACAAAGTAAACAAACTCATCATAAATTTCGGCGACTGGAGTATTATCTTCTGTTAAATCAACTGATTGACTTACTTTGGTCTCTTCTTGTTAGTTATTGAAGATGTGAAAGACGAAAATACAAAACTCATTTGTATTTTGTATTTTGTATTTTGTATTTTGTGTTATGTAGCATACATTAATCCTACATTTCCTCCAATAAAGTTCACTATATTAATTCTCTCTTCAAATAAATGTAAATCAAAATTATAATCATAAATTCTCCATGTTGGTTTATTTACACCTATTATTGAACCAGTTTCTGGATCACAAATAGTTAAACTTTGAGCTAATGGATCTAATGGTGGTATTATAGTAGTAAATTCTAATTCTATTTGATTAAATCTACTCATATTTATTGCTCCAGATGGTTGTAAATCTGAATTATTTGAATTAATACTAAAATTATAACAATATAAACCTGGAGGAGCACTTCCTGTTGTTCTTACATATTTTTCAATATAATTAAATACTCCTGCTGGTTGTATATTTTCTCTATAAGAACCATCTAACAAAATTCCCAGTGCAACAAGAATCATTTTCTCATTTTGAGGATTATATGTTTGATTTATAACAAGTCCTGTTAATGTACCATTTGGATTTACTCCTGGGCCTATTTCTACAGGCGTTAATACTCCATCAATAGTTCTATATACTGTATACGTTCCTGATGTTGGTGCTTGAATTACATTTAATGGTAAATAATTATAGGGCCAATTTGTATAATTTGACCATTCATTACGTAAATTAGCATCACTGCGTTGAAAATAAAATAACCAATTTGAAATCATTCCTAATGAATCTAATGCAACCTTATTTGGTCCTGTTACATTTGGAAATATCCATTCATGCACTTGTTTTATTAAATATTTTTGTTCTTGTAATGCAAATAATTTTTCCTCTTCATTTGATAAAAAGCAATATGTGCAATTTAAATGAATATCAGCATTCCATATGGTTCTCTTATCAGAATATGAATCAATATCAATGTTAACATCTGGTGGTGGTTGTAAAAAACGAAAAAATTGCATGTACCATAAATTAAAATTAGGAGATACATACGGATAATTATTTGTTGCATCAAATACATCACGAATTACACATATTTGATTAATAGGTCTAAAAGTTACATTAATATGTAATTCATTATATTGTAATGATGTTAGTGGAAAAGCCATCTGGGATTTTAATCCAAACCAATTATTTAATGGTATATATAAAATTCTTCCTCTTATAGATGGTTCTGGACCAGCTAAATCACCAGTAAAATAAGCATTTGGATATGAGTTAACACGAGAGTTAGAATTAGCTGGATCAACTAATTCTGGAATTTGTCCAATCATTTGATTAAATAAATCGCGTTTAATAACATTATAATCACGCTGAACAGATGCTAATAAATAATCTCCTGAATACTCTTGTAATGTATAATTACCACATGTAATACTTATTTTTGCTATCATTTTAGCTCCAATATTTTCAATCCATTTAAATTCATAAGGAGCCCACTGCTCAATATTTCCTAGACCTTGAGAAGTAGATTGTTCTGTTATCTGTTGTGGTGGCAAAATTGGACTCCAAATATTTGGTAATGCTACAGATAAATAACAATCCATTAATAAATCAGCATATCTAGGAATATTAAATGTAAAAGTAGACTCTTCTGATAATCTCAGTGTTTTTGAACCTTCATAGTCAACTCTGAATTTTTGTAGACCAAAGTTTGTATATTGATGATAAGTTGATTTAAAGAAAGATTTAGTTGGATTTCCATTTAGAATAATATTTTGTTGTCCTTGACTTACTAATTGCATGAGTCCCCCGGGCATATTTTTTTTATAATATAATAATATATTTTTAATTAGTTATTCGTCATAATATAAATTTCAATAACTTTTGCTATACTTTTTTTAAAAGTATAATATAATATGGATTCTACTCAAAAAAATATACAAAATGTAGCAAGTAATGTTATTAAATCAGTAAGTGAATTAAAAGAATCTACGAGTGTATTATTAATTACTGTTATTACAATTATGATTATTATAATAGCATTATTATATTATTTCTATTACAGTCGTTTAAGAAGTAAAAATTGTAAAACTATGAATGGGATTTACGGAGATTTAAATGGTAAGATTAAATCAATTGATAATAGTGATCAATTTAACTATACTTTTAAAGATTATTATATTAAGACAGCTTATAATTGTTGTAGTGGAGGTAATTACAAAAATGATTATGTTGATTTATGTGTTATGAAAGATTTATTAAAACAAGGAGTAAGAGGGCTAGATTTTGAAATTTTTTCTATTAATGATCAACCTGTTATAGCTACTTCTACTAGCAATAGTTACTATGTTAAAGAAACATTTAATTATATAAATTTTGTTGATGCTATGAATGTTATTCGTGATTATGCATTTTCTACATCTACTGCACCTAATTCGTCAGATCCTATTATTATCCATCTACGTATTAAAAGCACAAATCAAAAAATGTATCAAAATTTTGCTAAACTTTTAGAACAATACGATTCTATTTTATTAAGCAAAGATTATGATTCTGAATATTATGGTAAGAATTTTGGTGATGTTGAATTGAGAAAA